ACACCGAGCCCGAGCCCGCGCCGGTGCCCGACCACGAGCCCTCGCCGGACCCGGATTGGATGAATCCCTGAGCCCGGCCGCCGCACCCGGTCAGAGCCTCACGCCAGCGTGGCCGCAGAGGGGCCTAGGAGCCCGTCTGCGGCCCTCGCCGCCCTCAGGGCGCCCTAGGGCACCCGTGAGCCCTGCGGCGCCGGTAGCGGGCCTGAGAACGGCCCGCCGGTGGGCGTCGGCGGTGAGGGCCGCGCCGGGGAGCCCCCACAGCGCCCGTCAGCGGCCCGCTACCGCCCTCCAATCCCCCGAGGGGTCCTACCCGTCACCGGGCACCCTCCAAACCCCGTGTGGCCCCGAGGCTTGCGCCTCGAGGCCACACCCCGAATGAATCCCACTGACCGCGCCGTGACACGGGGGCGAGAGACAGGCCACATGGTACACAACCTCGAGGTGACCGATGTTACATTTGCTCAACACAGGGGAAGTGGCGGACCTGCTTGATGTGTCGCGCCCTCGGGTGTCGCGCATCGTGCAGATGCACGCGGACTTCCCGGCGCCGTATGCGTACACCCAATTGGGTGAACGTACGATCAAGCTGTGGCGCCAACAGGACATAGAACACTGGCAGTCAACATGGCACCGTAAGCCGGGTGTCAGAATCGGAGCTTGACGCCGGACTTACACTTGTAGTGCTGGCTTTCTGCATGGTTGTACCTCTGCCCCGGTCCGCTCACGCGGGCCGGGGCATTTTTTTTTGCCCTGTGTGTCATCATGTGCACTGTGCTCGAGGTACTGAACGAGGCCCGGCCGGTGTTACTGCGCCTCGCCCTCACCTCGCAAGTCGGCGCCGGGCAAGTGGTGCCGCAATCGTCGGGCACCACGGTGCACTCGTCCTCGAGGCCGAGCGGTGCGCCACAGTCACCCGCCGAGCGCTATGCGGACCTCATCATGGCCGCGGGCTCAGAGCGTGAGGCCCGCCGACACCTCGAGGCCGCCCGCCTCGAGCTACAGGCCGTGCTACGGCGCCCCCTGGCCGTCACCACGGCCCACAGCGCCCGCGAGCTTGCCTCCCGCATCGTCAGTGAGGGGGTGGGCATGAGTGCCGTTGACGTGGCCATGGTGTGCCGGTGCACGCCGAGCCTCGTACGGGCCTCGAGGATCGCCGCCGACCGCGAGCCCGAGCGGGGGCGGTCGCTGGCCGGTGTCACTCGTGAGCGGTGGGCGTCAGAGCTACGGGCGGCCGGTTACTCACTGCGGGCGGTGTCGGCCATGACGGGCATACCGCGGTCCACCCTGCACCACCGGGAGCGCTCGCTATGACCCCTCACGTGCCCCTGTTCGGCCTCGGCACCAATGCCCACACCGAGCGCCTGCGCAACGTCATGTCACGCCTGTGCGGGCGTCAGGTGAAGCTCACCGAGGACGCCACCGCGGTCAGTACCGAAGCGCTCGAGGCGGTGGCCAACCGCCTGGACGCCCTCGAGCGTGCCGCCTCGAGGCGTCACAGTGCGGGGGAGGTTCACGAGGCCGTGGCGCCGGACAGCAAGGGCCAAGTCCCTCCCATCCCCCGCACCTAGCCGGTTCCTATCCGGCCATCGCCCTACACATCATCCGGCGGGGCGATACTGAAAGTGAACGGTGGCAGGTCTGACAAGTCCACCTTGTGCCCACAGGCGTCACAGATACCGTGTTGTGGGAATTGCAGACCGGTGGCCAATTGGGGAACGGTAATCACCGACCAACTATCCGATGCGCCACAGGCGATGCAATCGCCAAACTGAAACACGTTGACGTGGGGTTCAGTCGGTTCGGTCATCGGGGTCACTTGGCCTCACCCCGTAGAAGATACAGACCATGATTGGTGGGATGGCCACACAACGTGCACGTTTCCTCACGCCATTGGGGTGACGGGGGTGGCAGTGGCTCATACAGGCCAAAGCGTTGGCGCCAACACCCGAGGCACAGGGGCAGCGGGTCAAGCGGTGACGGTTCGTCGGTCATAGGGCCTCGGTGGGTTCGTACGCCTCGTCTGACACGTTCCACAGCGGTAGGCCCAAACGGGCGCGGTGCCGGTTGGCCAGCGTGGCACAGGTTCGGCAAATGGGCTCACGGGTGCCACCGCGGGCAATCGTGCCGTCCTCGAGCACCGGCACCGAGGGTACGAGGTGCGGATTGAAACTGAACAGGGCGCCACAGGAATAGCAGGGGCCGAGTACGTAGATGTAGGTCACTGTTTCACCTCTCGCCGCGTGATGCCCACGAGGACGTAGTAATTGCACTCATGGTGTCGGTCCTCAGTGCAGTCGGCCGGGCAGGACTCACCCACATCATCCACGCCGAACCAATGTCGGTCCTCACAGGTGATACACACCCCGATCAGTGGCTCGGCGGTCTTGTCCTCGATGGCCCGCCCCATGGCCTCGAGTTTCTTGACGGGGGTACGGCGCCTAGAGGGCATCCTCGGCCCTGGCGGCGGCGGCCCACACCTCGGCTAACCGTTGGTCTGTCGTTTCCATGGCCACCCGGCTCTGTGACGGTCCACCGAACACCCGGCCGGGCAACAGTGCCACAGAGGTGTTGGGCGGCAGGATGATACGGGCGGCCTCGAGCATGGTCTTGTACGAGGGTATGGTGGGGCCGGTCACATAGACAAAGTGACGGGCATACCCGAGTTCGATGGTGTCCACGTGAGCGGTGAACTCACTGTCAACCCACACCGAGCCATTCCCGGCCTCGACCCGACGCCAGCGTTGCCCCGTGTCTCTGACTGAGCCATCATCCACTGTGCCTGCCTCTCTGTCATCGGTAGTTCCGTTGCGCCCACCCGTGTTGCCATTGACGGCGCATCATGGTGGCCTGTGAATCGCCCGCTTCCTTGAGCAACCGTGACAGTGACTCGGTGGCGGCCCACGCCGCACCCTCGGACTTCAGTGACTCAAGTGCCTTTTGCTGGGTGGCCGACAGGCGCCCGGCCACGTATTGCAGACCGATGGAGGTGAGGAACCACCGCTTGGTGGTGGGCTCACGGTCCACCATCCCGATCCGGCGCAAGTAGGCAAGTCTCACGCCGACATTGGACAGTGGGTGTTTAGTCCCGAGGTCCATGGCCGTGGCCATGTCCAACGTGGACGCCGTGCCGTCACCATCGGCCACATCGGCCAACAGGGCCAGTACCTCGCGGTCTGACACGTCGTCCAGTTTCATCGAGCGGGGTGGCATCTATTCGTCACCCTCGGCGCCCGCCACCGCCTCGAGGTCATTTGGTGTCCAGTCAAACGGGGCGTACTTGTGGCCGCCACCCTGCGCCTTGCCACTCCACCGCACGAGCCCGCGGGCGCGGAGGTGAGCCAGCCCGTTGGACACGGTTGATTTGGTGACCTCGCCCTCACCGGCCGCCACGATGGCACTCACCGCCGATGGTTCACCCAACCGGCGCAGGACTGTCAACACCGCCTGTTGCTTTTCGTCACTGACACTTGGGTACCGCTCATCGGCCTGTGTGATTGTCGGGTCACCGGAGCCGATGCGCCGGGCGTTCTGGACCTTGCGCTGTTCAGTGGCGGCCCGCTGTGCCTTGGCCTTGGGCACCTTGGGTGCCGGTGGCTCGAGGCCACGCAGGCCACGCTCATACCGTGACACGAGGGCCTGTGCCTCATCGAGTGCTTCCTTGAGCGCGTCACGTTGCTTGGCCGCGTCGGCCAGTGCCTTGGCCAATGTGACACGGGCCGATTCGATGGCGTCCAATGGCATGTCACCGTTGGAGCCTGAGGTACCGTGGGTCATGTGTCTCCCTCCTGTAGTGAAGTTGGCGCCGGATACGTTGCCACATGGTCCGGCGTCTACCACCACTCAGTAGCGAGTGAGCGGTGACGCGGCCCGAGGGCTTGTGCCTGACATACGCCGGGTTCATTGCGGGGTCCTTCGGGTCCTGCCGCGGCGCATCCTACTCCGACTCTGCGCAAAATGCACGCATTCACAGTGCACTTATTAACAGTGCGTGTGATGTGTCCACATGTGCACTCTACTTGCGCAAGGTGGTACCTTTGTGATCGGACACCGGGCCATGGGTGACGCCTGCCGTGCGCCGAGGTGAACACGAACCGATCAGATCGGAGCACCGGAAATGTCAGAGCGCGAACAGTCAGAGACACCCACCACTGAGCCCGAACCGAACGCACCGCGGCGCCCGTCTGAGGACCCGCCTGAGGGGCCGAATCCTGACGTGGACCCCAAGCCGGATGAGGAAGTGGATGAGGTTGACGACGCCTCAGAGGACGCCTCAGAGGACGCCTAGCGCGTGCGCCATGACCCGCTGTACTTGCTGTTCTACCTCGTGGCCTTCCTCGTGTTGGTGTACGTGGTGCTAGCCCTGGCCCACGCTGTGTGAGGTGGCCACCACCGCTGTTGGTGGTGTGCATCATCCTCATCCTGTTGGTGTTGGCACTCATCCTCCGCGTAGCAACAGTGGACTTTCAACAGCGTTAGTGCGCTATCGGTAGCGATGGTGAGCCATCGTGCGCAATGGTGGGTACTCACAGGCACGGTGGACCAAGGCACGAGCCCGAGCCCTGGCCCACGCCCACCATCGGTGTGAGCAGTGCGGTAGTACCTATCACCTCGTGGTCCACCATCGTGACCAACGCGGCATGAGTGGACCTCGAGCCACCGACCCACGCAACCTCATCGTGTTGTGTGCACGCTGCCACCGCCGCACCCACGCACACACACAGACAGACCCCGACACCACCGCTCACTACGTGCCGAGCTATCGACGCGAGTGACTGTCACTTAGAAGTGTCACTTTAATTAGTGACACTTTTACAGCGATAGGTGGGGGTGGGGGGGCATCACGGCCCGATTTTTCTCGAATCATGAGCGCGCCTCTTCCGCGAAAATGATTGAGAACCGCGTAAATAGGAGATTGTGCAAATCCCGGTGTATTGGTTACGTCGAAGTGTCACTTTGAAAGTGTCACTTAGAGGTAATAGGTGACTCGTGCGTTGCGTCGGTGAAACGGCCAACGGCACGCGATGCCGGAACATCCCGATGAAGGGGTGGACGGTGTGCGTTGCGCACGCTCGAGGTCATCGCCCCATTGCTTCAGGACGCGAAGCAAAACGCCGCGGCAAAGCTTCGGGTGGTGAAGTAATTCAGATGCCCGGCCGGATTGGCAGGCCGCCGCGTAAGGCGCCTGCGCCGGTGGATGCGCCGGTGGTGCCGGACGCCCTGGCATGGCTTGACAGCGCCTCGTACACCCTCGAGGCGTTCGCTCTGTTCTGTGAATCGCTGTCACTCGAGAGTGGCCGTCCGATGGTGCTCGAGGACTTCCAATGGGCCATGTTGTCTGACCACTTCAGCGGTGCCGTCGAAACGCTCATCATCATCCCTAAGAAGAACGGCAAGTCCACCCTGTTGGCCGCCCTCGGTCTGTTTCATCTGTGCGTGACCCGTGACGCCGAGTGTGTCATCGGCGCCGCCTCGAGGGACCAAGCCACCATCCTCTATGACCAAGCGTGGGGATTCTGGCGCCGGTGTGAGCCACTGCGCCGCCGGGTGGATGTGAAGCGTGGCTATCGGGAGATTCGGTCCACTCGAGACTCGGGCCGTATCCGGGTGCTGGCCGCCGACGTGGACACCGCCGATGGTGTGATCCCCACGCTGGCCCTGGCCGACGAGCTACACCGCCACAAGTCCATGGGCCTGTACGGCATTTTCCGTGACGGCCTCGGGCCTCGAGCCGGGCGCATGGTGTCTATCTCCACCGCCGGTGACCACGAGGCGTCACCGCTCGGGATGATGCGACAGGCGGCCTTGTCACTGCCCGATATCACCCGTGACGATGCCCATGTGAGGTGTGCAACGCTCGATGGTGCATACGTCATGCACGAGTGGGCGTTGGCACGTGACGATGACCGGGATGACATGTCGGTGGTCAAGCGTGCCAACCCCGCCTCGTGGCAGACCCCCGCGGCCCTGGCCCGGCGCCACTCGAGCCCGAGCATGGTCGATTGGCAGTGGGCGCGGTTTGCCTGTGGCGTGTGGGTGGCCGCCGAGGAATGGTGGGTGTCCGGTGAAGAGTGGCACGGCCTGGCCTCGAGTGACCGCTTTGATGACGGTGACATGATTTGCATTGGGTTTGACGGTTCACGCACCGGTGACTCCACGGTGCTCATGGGGTGCCGGGTGGACGACGGACTGTTACAGGTGCTCGGCGTGTGGGAGAGTCCTGAAGGCGGCATACCGTGGGAGGTACCGGTGGACCAAGTGGATGCCACGCTGGCTGACACCATGGAACGGTTCCGGGTGGTGCGCGGTTACTTTGACCCGCCACTGTGGCGGTCAGAGATTGAAGGGTGGGCGCGTGAGTTCGGTGACAATGCCGTGCGCAAGTTCGACACCACCAAGGTCCGCATGGTCGGCGCCGTCGAGCGCTTCCGCACCGATGTGACAGCGCGCACCCTGCACTATGCCGGTAGTGAAGTCCTCACCCGCCATGTCCTCAACGCACAGGTCAAAGAGGCTCGAGGCGGTGGATACTGGCTATCCAAGGAGCGGCCGGGCTCACCGCAACGCATTGACGCGGCCATCGCCGCAGTCCTCGCGTATGAGGCCCGTGCGGACGCCCTGGCGGCAGGCGAGACAGTCAGGCGGTCCCGGGTGCCAGTCTCATGGTGACGACCGCAGAAGGGCTCACAGAGGCTCAGGGGATACGCACCCCCGAATCGTGGCGTGACGCCTTGCTCGAGGCCCTGGCCCGGCGCATGCCCGAGTTTCAAAAGACCACGGCGTATTACAACGGTGAACACCGCATGGCCTTCACCACGGCACAGTTCCGGCAGGTGTTCGGCAATCTGTTCAGTGCACTGGCTGACAATTGGTGTGACCTCATCGTGGACGCCTCCGCTGAACGCCTCAAGGTCGAGGGGTTCCGGTTTGGTGACGAACCGTCCGACACCGCCGCGTGGGAGATATGGCAACGCAACGGGCTCGACGCCGAGTCTGACATGGCCCACACCGACGCCATCAAGACCGGTACCACCTACGCCCTCGTGGGGCCGGACGACCATGACGGTAAGGCCCTGATACAGATTGAGCCGGGTGACAAGGCCATCGTGGCCGTGGACCCCGCCATGGGCCGCCGCCGCCTCGCTGGCCTGCGCACGTGGTGTGACGAGTGGGGGGTGGAACATGCCGCGGTGTACCTACCCGAGAGTGTCACTTGGTGGACCAAAGAAGGTGAAAGTGAAAGTGCACAGTGGCAAGAGGCACCCGGGAGTGGCACTAATCCACTCGGCGTTGTGCCACTTATCCCGCTGGCCAACGCCCCCACCCTGAGTGACCGCCTCGGGCGCAGTGACATTGCCCGGGTGATCCCACTACAGAACGCAGTGAACAAACTTGTGGGTGACATGATTGTGGCCTCGGAGTTTGCCGCCTATGCACAGCGGTGGGCCACCGGCATCGAGATACCCACCAACCCCGACACCGGCGAGCGCTACGCGGCACAGTTCCTCGGGGCCGCGGATCGGGTGTGGGCAGTGGAGAACGCGGACGCCAAGTTCGGCAACTTCGCTGTCAGTGACCTCACCACTTA